GTTGGCGACCATTTCGTTCCTTGTGGTAAATCGTTTTTGCCTGCTTGATGTTCAATAAACGATTTTACCGCTTCTTCTTTGCTTTGACCCTTTTTAATAGGAATATGATTTCCACGTACCGTTATCCACGATTCTATATCATCGTCAGCATCTTGTACTGTTCTTATTTGTTGTTTATAACGCAGATAACTCGTCATCTTTATTTCCTTTTTGCTGTCTTTTTATGAAACTTTTTTGTCACTTTGACCTTTTCCAACACTTTTTTCTGTGCTGGCTTTTTGCTAAATAACCGTTTAAACCATTCAATTATCTTATTCATCTCTTTTTCCTTGTGTAATTGCCATATTTATTAACGCAATATGCTTTAACAAATGGCTATCTAATCTTCCTAATATATCGTTTATTCCAGCATCTTTTTCATCTAAACCATTTAATTTATTATGTGCCATCGCAATAATTGCTAACAGATTAGCAAGAATCTGACTATTATCACCTAATGCTGTTGGAACATAATCTGATGCTTTTGAATTTATTTCTGTTCCACGTGGAACTACTAAACCTTTCGCAATAAAATAATTTTCTTTGATTTCATCTATCCAATCATCTAATGGGTCACCAATTTCATCTACCCATTCGTGTAATGGCTTAAAATTAACACCATAAAAAGAATAATGTGCATCTTTGCAATATATCTTCAACGCTGTTAAAATATAAACTAATTCTAACATATCTTTCCTTTCTTTCTTCTAAAATAGCACACTTCTATTTTATTTTCAACTATTCTTGGACAACATAGACATACGCAATTCTTCTAAACCAAGAACACGCAAATCATCAATCATCTTTTCTGTTTCTTTTTTATCTTTGCTTGGTGCATATTCAATCACAACATTCATTTCTTTTCCCCCATAAATTCTCTAACAGATTCTTCAATTCTTTTTTCATGTGTGCCATCTGCTAATTCTTTCTTGTATTCTTCCAGATATTCCCCAACAGTTTTTGCTATACGTCTTGGCTCTGGGTTGTTTTGATATTCAGCAAACGCTTCTGCAAAAAATTCTGACATATTGGTTGCCGCATACAACGACAAATTCTTTCTAATAGATTCTTTGCTACCACCAGAATATTCAACAACCAGAAAATTACGCAATTTACCTAATGGACTATTTTCTGCATTAGCAAATGGCTTATCTAATTCTAATTCATAATACACACTATGCCCAAATTCGTGGTCTAACACTGACTTTGGTGTATTACAACCAACAGGATGATAATCGCCACTCTCTTGTCCATGTGTATCGTAATTCTGACTATTAAACACAATAACACCGCTAGTACGGTCATTTTTAGAAATATAATATGCCCATGTTCTATTGCTAAAACGCTTTGTTGTTCTATAATGTGCTTCCGCCCATTTTCTAGCATAAGCATCTTCACCAATTTCATCTACTTCTTTTACTGTTTCAACAGCATTTTTATATCTAATTTCATCCCAAACGCTTTCACTAGCAGGTTTCCCTTTTGCTACCAAATCACGACAATTTTCTATATGCTGTTGTATATTGTATATTTGTGTTGTCACAGCCCAATCAATAATATCTTCCTTATACCATTTCTTAAACTCTTCTGAATCCTGTGTGCCAATATAATCTAATTTTCCTTTCATAAAAGGGTATTTGTTCTGCAACGCTTTAAGATTAGCCACCGCTTCTTTTGCTCTTTCTAGTGGCATTTTACCAAAACTAATTACCTTTGCTACACCAGTATCTTCTATCTTGTTTTCAGAATTATCTAACTGATTCAACATATCACGATACTTTTTAATGTATTTCTTTTCCTTTTCTTGCAACTTTGTAAAATTGCCTAACAGTTTATAATTAGCATTGTTTTCCCAAGCAAGTTTTTTCAATTCTGGGTCTTTTTGATAACTTTCATAATCTTTGTATAACGCATTAAACTTTTCTTGTCCTTCTTTTGCTAATTTCTTATATAACTCTACCTTTTCGGTTATCTTTTGATGTTGTTCTTCGTGTGTTTTTAACCCTTTTTCTGCTCTTTTGCGTTCAGTAAAGTTTTTAACCGCCTGTTCTTCTGATTGCCCTTTTAATACAGGAATATGATTACCACGCACTGTTATCCAGCGTTCTATATTTTCTTCTGCAACATCTACAACAGCCATCTGTCTTTTATACACTAAATAACTTGTCATCTACTACTCCTATTCTAATACAGCCACCATAACACATCCGCAGAATGGTAATTGGGCAGGATAACCTGTTATCTCTTTCTGTTTTCCTTTTTCTTCTTGGATAACTGGCGGATTATCTATATCAAATACTAAACCATCTAAACCGTTCACATGTGGGTAATTGCTATAATCACCATTAAACTTTCTTATATGTAATGGTCTTGGCTCTTTTCTGGCATGGCTATGCAACCACTTCATCTTTTGTACACCTAATCTTTTACAATTATGTAATGTTAAATTACTATATACCTTCCTTGTTTGGTCTATTGCTATATTCTTCGCTTCACGATATTCCATATTATTATATCTAGCAATTTCCAGAGTTAATTGTTTCAACGAACCGCCACCATTGATTGAACGCATAACCGCACCAACAACACGCTGTCTATATCTTATAGGCAAATCTGATATTAATGATACATTATATGCTATATTAGCATTAACAATCTGCTTTAATTCTGTCGGTATTACCTGCCCAAATAATTCTAATCTTTGGTCTGCAAACCAATCTTTTAATACCTGTTTTATCTGGGTATTAGACAACCGCAACATCTTTTCAACAAACTTTTTACTATGCTCTTTGGCAAAAATTTCAAAATTTTTTCCCCATTTTCTGCCCAAAGAATCTAATTTTTTATTAACATCTGTTGTTAACCATGTCCCTTCGGCATCCATAGCAACCTGTTCCTGCTTATCACGATAAATACCAAGAACAGATTTATAATCCTTAATCATGGCTTTTATCATCTTATATAATTCATTTCTATATAAGATTTCTGGTGCTTTTGGCACAGTAAATGGCTTACTTACTTTTATCATTTATCTACCTTACGCATACGCATAAATGCTTTGTGGACTTTTGCTGGGTCAACCCCCCACTCACGACCAATATCATAAATCCTTTCACTAACGGCTCTTGCTTCCGGTCGTAAAGTGTTTTTTAATATGGTTTCAAACTTTTGCATACCACTTATATTCCAATCCATCTTCTGATTTAATTCTTCTTTTGTAAAATATCCTTGTATTTCGTTCCATATTTCTGGTTTTAATTCATATACGTTTATGCCACCCTTTGTAAAATTGGACTTATATATTTTTTTTACATCATCTGGTGATAATTCTGGCACAGAATAATCTGCATAATTGGCTTTTTCTTGCAACTCTTTTATACCAGTTTGTTTTTCCTGTTCTTTGTGAAACTCATATCTACGGTTGTATCCTTCGTGTTTTTCCCACTCTGGTTCATCTTCATAATTGCTTTTTTGATATTTTTTATATGAAGATTTTGCTAACGATTCATATTCTTTTGCCGCCAAGCCATGTTGTTTTGAATTATAATGCTTTACTGATTCTGCATAACCTTTACCTTCTATATTGCCTTGTTTCTTTTCTATCCAGTTTTGAATAGCCAAGTGTGCAGACATCCCTTCATAAATAGGTATATGGTTGCCATTAACTGTTATCCAGCGTTCTATATCATCGCCACCATCTAACACAGTTAATTGTCTTTTATATGCTAAATAACTAGGCATTTATAATTCCTTTTGTCTTTTTATCCATTTTTCAATTACTGCTGGGTCTGTTGTCTTTTCTAATACTTTCATTTCTTTTGGGTCAAATGTCACATTTCCCCATTTATCTACCCCACCATGATAATTAATCCCTTTTATCCCAGCACGTTTTAATATATTTGTTCCTTTTACTTGGTCTCCATGTGTATGTCCATAACTACCACCAACAGTTGTGATTGTATTATATAAACTTTCCCCATTCCGATATATGAATTTACCTTGTTGCATAATTCCTACTGTCTTTCCTTCTTCGAAACTATAAGGGTGTGTAATCATAATATTTTTTATATCATCCACAAAATCCACTAAATAATTGGCTTTCATCTTTTTTTCGTTTTCAAAATAATGTTTTCTTTCTTCTTCGTTCATATTCCACCAATTTTTATAAAAGCCCGATTCCAAACCGCCCAAACGAAGATTGTTTTTTTCTGCTTCTGAACGCATTTCAGATTTTAATTCTTGAACCTTATCAAAGAAAACCTTGGGGTCTGAATCTGGATTATCGATTGCACTATTAACTATATTTTGTATTTCATCAAACCAAACGCTTTTTTTTGCTGTTTCTAAATCTACGCCAGATTCGGTTGCCGCATATTCATAAATAGCACTTTTTAACGCATTTTTAACATAATTGCTCTGTTTATTAATTGGTTTATCTTCACGCATATAAAACTTTGCGGCAGGCAATAATACTTTCGTCATTTCTGCCTTTGCAGGTTTTATATCTGCATCCACATTTTTTATTTCTTTTAATTGTTCAAGTGCATCCTTCATTAATTTTTTTTCTGAACCACGTAATGTTTCTAACAATCTTTCGCCATTTTGTTTTTCTTCTTCTAATGTGGTAATTCCACTCTTAATCCTTGCTAACTGTTTACGTAATATTTCATTAAATGCTGGTTTTCCATTTATTAAATAATATTTATTTACACGCACAAAATCATCGTGTTTTAATTTTCCTGTTTTTATCATATCTTCATAAGTATTTAATGAATCTCTTAATATAGACAATGTTGCCACATCATCTGGATTATTAGATTTTTCAAATCTTTTTATTTTTTCGGTTAAAT